AACGTTTGGATTCCGAACTTTCATATTATTTACTTGAATCTTATATGCTTGAAAAAGGATACTATGATAATAGCGGAAACAAACAGAATCATTCTAGCAGATGGAGAACGAAAGATTTAATCCCTGTTACTAGCGGAGATATCCTGTTTACAATTCCGTTTGTTGTTGGTAGTAGCTATCCGTCCATTAAGGTTGATATTTTCGACACTTCAAAAACGCATACTACAACATTAACTTGGTCAAGTTCATTTGAACAGTATGCTTCCGGGTATACAATCAGTGCTGATGGATTTGTTGCTCTTAGTATGCAGTGCAGTGGTGCTACTATAGATAGCTTTAATGAAAAAGTTTCAATCGCAAGAGTAAATATTAATCGTGACGAAACGCTCAGATATTCCAATATCTTTGATATTTTTTCCTTTAATCCGATAACAAAAGAGTACCTTGATACTGGCTATTGGTACAGAGATAGCGGAACTGTCAAAGTTCAGCTGTCAAACACAAGAGTTAGAACATTGACTCCAATCTATCTTAAAAAAGGAGATGAGATACACCCATTAAACAAGACTGTGTTGTTTGCCGTTGGAACTGCTGATGAATTCAGAACCTATATTAATATTCCGTATGTAGCACCTGCAGACGGATATTATTATATTAACTTCAAAAACGATGCAGGAACAGCGGTCACACCTTCTGATTTTGCTAACTCGATCTATATTAAAAGAGATATTGGATACTTAGAAACAATCGGATTAAAAAGCCTTGTGAATGGCTATTTTGATTCTAATTATGCTATTCAATACGCTAATCACAGGGTAGTCGGGTTTGATGCTATCCACGCAAACAAGGGTGACCATGTAAGGCTTAATTCTACAAACTTTGCTTACAAGTTCCATGAGTTCAGCAGTACTGGAGTCCATCTTGCGGAATGTATTTACATGACAAAGAATTATGTGCATCCGCAGTATCCGTGTGGAGATTACATTGTACAGAATGATGATTGTTGGATTATGGGTCAGATGTATCTGTTTTCTGATAGCAGTGCATCAATTCAGCCGAGTGATTGTGTAAATGCCTATGAAGTCATTCATATGGCAGACGACACAAAAAAGCTGTCAAACGGAAAATATAGATTTCCATTATCCCCTAAAAAGCCGAGAATCATTAATGAGGACTCTTATGTAGAAATGCAAGACGGTACACTTATTAATGGTAAAATATGGATGATGTGTGATGACTATGAAGGACATAGAACTTTCAAAATCGTCAATACTGAAACTGGGGCAACTGAAAAGACTATAACAACAGACTTTGCCCATGGCAGTGCAGTAGACTACAATAAAGCCAATGATATTCTGCTTATCACAGATGGACAGAAACTGTATTTCTACTCTCACCCTAGCGAGAACGACACAGCAATAAATACTTCTGATTGCTTCTTAATAACTATTGACTCTACTGATGCTTTAGTTGGTACTGCATGTTGGGGTGAAGATAATCAGACTATTTACACTGCTATCGGTTATGTTGCTTCAATTCCGACTGTAGTAAATTCCATCAATAAAATCATTCTTGAAATGAGTGATGGAGATTATACTGGCAACTATACCGTGAGTAAGACTTATTCACTGGATGTAAAAGACGGAGTTGATACTGTTGTTTATCGTTCAAACCTTGACTATACACAGGGTGCTCAGTATGATGGTTACTTATATCTTGGTTATGGAACCGCAGGACATAATTTCCTTGTAGTTGACTTGGATGACCAGACAGGTATTGCAAATGTGGTAGGAAACTATATGCATCACTGGTACGCAGAGGACAGGACAGAAAAGGTAACTGAACCTCAGCTTGTAATTCTTGACGGTGATAAGATTTTCCTTGGCTCAAGAAATTGGGATAATCAGACTTCTCTTCTCTGTGAATTTTACAGGGAGTAAGTAAACTAAAGACCCATTTGCGTAAGCAAGTAACTTAATAACCGGGGCCGTCCACATGGGCGGCTCTTTTCACTTCTTGAATAGGAAGGAATGAACATTATGGAAGCCATGAAAGAAATCCATTTTACATCAAATGTCTGGCCCCTGCTTCTGCCCATCATTCTGATGGGGGCTGATGTGCTGACCGGGTGGATACAAGCAAGCATTAACAACACATGGGATAGCACCAAGATGCGAAAGGGGCTGTTCCGTAAATCGGCAGAAATCGTCATCATAGTGCTGGCCTATGTGGTTCAAGTCGCCATTGTTCTGCCCATTAACATCTTTGCGTTTATTTCAATTTACATATGTATTATGGAAATCTTGTCTGTTATTGAGAACTTGGATCAGGCAGGGCTTCCAGTTCCGTCATGGATCACGAAGCGGCTGAAGAAAGCTATGGATACTATGACGGAAGAAGACCCATCAGAGGAAAAGGAAGGTTGACAGCCTTCCCCTTTTTTTATTTGAGGACATGATGATATGAGTAATTCGAAGTTAGTATCTTACACCGCACTATCGCCGAATAGGAACACGCCACGCAACCACGCCATTGATACCATTACAATTCATTGCTATGCCGGTCACGCATCTGTCGAGGATATGGGCGCATGGTTCAGCAGATCGTCAACACAGGCATCAGCTAATTACGGCATCGGGGACGATGGGCGCATCGGGCTTTTTGTTCCTGAAACAGATAGGTCATGGTGCAGTTCCAGCCGTGAGAATGACCACCGGGCAATCACGATCGAATGTTCCAGTGATACCGCCGCACCGAATGCCGTGAATAAATCCGTCTATAACAGCCTGATTAGTCTTCTGACGGATATCTGCCAGCGCAATGGCATTAAACAGCTAGTGTGGTCAAATAGTGCGCAGGAGCGAATAAATCATCTTAACGGATGCAATATGACCGTCCACCGTGACTATGCCGCTAAGGCTTGTCCGGGAGACTACTTGTATTCCCGAATGCGTGATATTGCTGATGCCGTCAATTCCCGGATGAACCCGGTGACCGCTTCCGGCATTCCGACCAGCAAGGCAGACTTTATTTCGAAGGTTTCCAAGATTGCTGTGCATCTGTACGGGAGTAATAAGATTTTACCGTCCGTTGTTATCGGGCAGTGTTGCCTTGAAACTGGTTACGGACTGGGAGCAGACAGCACGGAACTTGTGAAGCGCAATAACCTTCTCGGAATGAAGACCGACCTAATCAATAACACTTGGTCAGACTTTTCTGTCTGGGACGGACAATCCTTTTCTAAGGTCACGCCCGAATACCGCAACGGCAAGCTGGTCTATGTGACAGACAGTTTCCGTATCTACAAGAACTATGAAAATTGCATACAAGACTATGAACAGTTCCTTCTGCATGTACGGAATGACCACGGCTATAAATACCGGGCTGTCCAAGGTCTGAAGGATCCCAGAACAGTCATCACGCTTATCAGCACGGGCGGCTATGCGACAGACCCGTCCTATATCGAAAAAGTCATGCGAGTGATTGAGGAAAACAACCTTGTCCAGTACGACAAACAGGCAGGGGCATCTGATGACCCACCAGTTGACGCATGGTACAGAGTCGCCGCCGGGTATCTAGACGGAAAGTATATCGGGCAGACCGGGGCCTATGCCGTCAAAGCCAACGCCATAGCGGCAGCAGAGAAGGAAGGTTTAAATGTGTACAACCAGAGCGGCGGCCTTGTGTATAGCGGTGCAAAAGATAAGTACGCAGTCCAACGGCGGTTATCAGAAACAAAGTACAGACTAGGTCTGTTCAGTAACCTTGACAATGCCAAGCGACAAGCTAACAGCAACTGGGGCTTCCGGGTTTATGACATGGATGCCAAGAAACTTGTATACAAGCCAAAGCTGACACGCTGGCAAAAGCTATGTGCGGCTTGTGTACGGCTGAACCAGTGGCTTGTCGATGACATTGCCGCCGGGAAGGACTGGCGTTATTACAACAACGGTGGTCATGTGTCTGAGTCGACCTTTTTCAAGACACGCAAGGCGAACAAATTATATACGAACTGCATGGGCGGCGTGGGCTTTGCCATGAAAGAGTCGGGCCTTCCTGCTTCCGCTTGTTCGTGGTACGGTCAAAAGGGTGGCGGCATCCGTTGGCTGAACAATCACGCAGAAGCTGACCTGAAAAAGTATGCAGACTTAATCAAGATCGGGGACAGAACCCCGGAACAGCTTGTTGCTGACGGCACGCTTTGCCCCGGCGACATCCTCACGTTTGTCACGCTGAACCATACATGTATTTATCTTGGGAACCATAATTCATATGATAGCGGTCACGCCTATTGCACGGAAAAGGGTGAGGGTGCGCATTATGTGAAATGGATTGGGCCGTTATCATGGGCCAATTACAAGGTCGGTTATATCATCCGCTTGAAAGGCTAAAAACCGTGTGAAGTCGTGTGCACTTTCGTGTACACTGCGTACACAAAATGCGGTATTTTCACTCAAAATCTTGAGAAATATTTTAAAATCAAAAACCCCGAAACCCTTGGATTTATCAGCTTTCCTTGGATTTCGGGGATTTCTTAGTTCATGCGGAAGATGGGACTTGAACCCACATGCAAAGGCCTAAAACCGCCGATTTTATAGGCTTTTTCAATTTCCGTGTGCAGTTTCGTGTACACTGGTCATGAGTTTTGAGAAATGCGCCGTCATGGTTGACGCATAGACGGCTGTTTGTTCGTCTATAGTTCCTTGATAGATTGTTTTCATGATTGGACTGTCTGACCGCCAGCCGCCAAAGGTTGACAAGTAGGTATCAGGAACGCCGAGAACGGCCCCGATGCTTGCGAAGTAGTGCCGAAGGTCATGGAACCTTACCCCTTCCACGCCGAGCCGCTTGCACAGCTTGATAAACCGATCTGAAACCCTGCTGGGGCTGATGCCGATAATATAATCGTCTTCCAGTCCGTCACCAATGAGTGCAACGACTTCTTCCGGGAGCAGGACGGTGCGGTTGCTTTCTGCCGTCTTCGGAATGTCTTTGTATATCCATGTGCCGTTTTCATCCATGACCATATCGGCATGGACAGACAGGCACAGGCCGTTCAGATCGGAGTGCTTCAGGGCGCAGATTTCGCCACGGCGTAATGATCCGAATGCCGCCAGCGCAATACACTTTTGCAGTTCCGGGTCTGCGCTTCGGAATAGGTCGCACACAACGCCGTCAGACGGGCTTTGACGGGCCTTTTTCT